GCAGATTTTTTGTTAGCTACGTTAGTCCCTCCTGCGTTACCAATAGGAGCAACAGTAGACCACTCAGTTCAATACTTCTAGTGGATAAGTGAAGTATATAAAAGATGCAATATTAACATTTTCCCCCTCTCGCCTTTGAGATGTACATACAGCAAGGTTCGAGGGGTTTTTTATTTCCCCACTTCCTTCACATCAAATTTCTGATGCCAAATCAAAAAAATCTCTTGACAAAATTCCTTAACTCCTGTATAATATTCATATTATGAAAAAGAACAAAAAACAAAATTTAGTCGCAAAGTATGCACGAAAGATATGCAAGGCAGTGACTATGCGTGACAAAACAAAGTACACACGCTACAACAAACACAAAGTTAAATATAACGACAGCGATAATACATAGGAGGTAAAAATGCAGTTATTAGAAATTATGAACATGGACAGCTTAGCATTACATTCTCGCGAAGACGAGCAAGGTAGTGGTGGAGCTATGATACGCAAAGAATTACAGCGTAGGAAAGCTATCGGCTATTGGAAAGGCGATTTCGCTAAGTACGAAATCAATGATAAAGACGAGCCAGAATCAGTAGTAGGTACTGTAAGGATAGTATCATGAGTTGGGCGTCTAAATCACACAGAGGCAAACCTTCATTTCACAAGCAAGAAAAGAAAGCGTTTGAGAAACCAGCAGACCCATGGCTTTATATGGGCAACGGAGAGTTCGTAAAGTACTCAGAATTTTTAAATAGGAGAAACAACAATGCCAGCTAAATGGAAAGAAAGTGAAGTAGTCGTACCACGCGACCAACGAGGGAGAATTATGCGTACAGACAACCCTGTAAAAACATACACGCATTATTATTTAAAGCAGACACCTAGTGCAGAACTGATTAAGTATCTAAACGACTATAGTTCTAAACCGAAGAAAATTATGAAAGCACGAAATGAATTAGTGCGAAGAGGCTATACAATTACATGGAAGCCTAAGGCAGTAATCTAATGGCAGATATATTACAATTTCCCAATAGGCACGATATCAATAGAGTAGAAAGACTACGCGAGTTAAACGAGGCACTCGATCGTCAAGAACAAATGCTTCAAGAAACCATGCGTGAGTTAGATACGCTTAATGAGGAAATTGTAACGCTTACTACAGAGTATAATAGTATGTTGCAACAACTAAAAGACTTAGTTCTGAATACATAGTATTATATTTTATAAGGAGAAAAAATGACATATAAGAATTATTGGAAACGAACACCAAACAAAAACTACTTTATTGGTCAAAAGACTAATGGTAGCACAATAACAAGAATAACTCAACCAGACACTTCTGAAGAGGGGGCGTACACTGAGCAATGGCATGGCATGCCTATCAAAAAGAACCCTCGCTGGATGAATGTTACTTTAGCTAGTGGTAAAACTATGAAGTCTACAGACTTAGTACAGGATCTACAGGATGTTGTGTAAATGTGGAAACAGAGTACCACCAGCAAGGTGGGAGCTTGGCTACAGGTTATGCTTATCCTGTGGCGAAAGCAGTGCAAAAACTATAGCACAGCAGCGAAAAAAGCAAGTAGGTATTACATACAACAAAGGTGGTTATCAGTATATAACCGAAATGGATTTAAAAACTTTAGGGAGATAAAATGGAAAAACTAATTGAAAAGATCTCACAGTGGCATCATGATAGAAACTTAATCGAAGGTGCAACTAGTAAAGATCAAGTATTAAAACTAATACAAGAAGTAGGTGAATTATCTGACAGCGTATGTAAAAAACAAGATGTCAAAGACGATATCGGAGACTGTCTTGTTATATTAATTAACATTGCTGAAAGAGAAGGCACTAACTTAGAAGAATGTTTAGCAGTTGCTTACGAAGATATTAAAGATCGTAAAGGCAAAATGATAGACGGCATCTTCGTAAAAGAGGGGGATAGACTATGACGTACGATGAGTTTGTATGGGCATTTGTTATCGCTATCACAGGCTTTGCTGTACTAATGTACATCATTGCAAACAACGGAGATGATGATGGGGCAGTTTAGCGACTTAGTAGATAGACAAAGAAAAATGCTAGCAGCCGAGAACTGGCGTAAAAAAGTTAAACTTATAAGTGGAGATATTCACGCAGATAAGAAACTTTGGACAACCACATATAATGATGACTCTCAATTATTTGAGAAACTTCAAAATGGTAGGTGGACATCAACTACAGTAGGTAGTAAAATGACAGTACAAGATTGTATTGATCAGATGAGCAGGGAGGAACAAGATGTTGAGTACAGGAGCTAAAATATGTCTACATATAGATTATGAAATGCAACTAGAAGAAGGCTTGGAACATCCTGCAATTATCAGAAATCTATCAAAAACATGGTTACTATCACCTAACGAAGTTGAAGATATAGTAAAAGAACAAGAAGAATTTTTAACAACAATAGGAAAAGGGGAAATAGTATGAGTGTAAACTATACAGAAGAACAAGTAAAACATATGGTTGAAGCTTATCAGGCGAAGCCTGACAGATCAACAGTAGATGCTTTGGCAGATGAACTCAACAAGAGTGTAAAATCTATCATTGGAAAGTTAAGTAGAGAGGGCGTATACAAGAAAACAGTATATAAAACAAAGACAGGCGAAGACCCCGTTACCAAGAAAGAGTTAGTAGAAGAACTAGCTGGTATACTTGACATAAGTGCAGATTCTATAGTCGGATTGGAAAAGTCTCCAAAAGCAGATCTCAAAAATCTAGTATTAACTCTAAGAGAGTACGAAAGTAATGGTGAAGAAGGTCATGAAGGCTACCAATTGGTTTGGCGAGGTGAGTAATGGGGATAAGAGATAAAAGATATGCTAAGATTTTTCCTAGAAATGACAAACTTCGTAAGATTATAGCAGAACATGGCGAGTATTTTGAGGTTGTATCTAGTCCACAACCTGAGCCACAATTACAGAATCAACTAGCGTTAACTTTGCGTGATGAGAATATTACCTTCACGACACAAGTAGTAAACTTACGAATGATTCAAAGAGACTAAATAAAGCTCCGTTCGTCTAGTGGTTAGGACACATGGTTTTCATCCATGCAACAGCAGTTCGACTCTGCTACGGAGTACCACATGGTTTGGTAGTATAATGGTTAGTACCCTAGCTTGTCACGCTAGTAATCGGAGTTCGATTCTCCGTCAGACCGCCACATATGCGAGATTAGTATAAAGGCTATTATGACTGGCTTCCAACCAGTAGATATCAGTTCGATTCTGATATCTCGCTCCACTTTGGTTCAAACCTGCAACGGGTGTATAACGAACCACACTAAAGCTATAGCGGGTGTATAACATACTAGGGATAATTTCCTTAAAGTTGAGTGCTTACCGTTATAATTTTCCATATACCAACCCAAAAGAATAAGTAGTAAAATGACCTTAAATAAATTGCGATTGGGGATAATTTCACAAAAAAAGTATGAAAGTGTAGTTAAGTGTTGAAAGTTGGGGATTGGTGAAAAGTCGTTATGAATTAGTTGACTTTTCTTTGGTGTGATACGATTGGCATGGAATATCGTAAGCTCTATCTCCCAGTTAAAAGAAACATCAAAGATGAATTCTTCCAGTCTCGCTTCGCTTCCCTCCAGAATTCAGTTTGAAATCCTTTAATTGAGGTCGCTATGAGCAAGAGAGATAAATTAATGATTGCCGTAGTATCTATCTTGAATTAGATAATAATATTTTACCATAACTTTATCAAAAATACAAGATATTTTTTTCGTAGGTGAATATAATTGTTTAAAATTGTAGTCATTTTTGTGATCAAAATATTTTATTTCTTGAATGCTGAGAGGATTTTGGGAGGGTTCGAGAGAACTTTTTTATAAAGAGAAATTGTATCTCTTCCAAAACGAGTTTGTTCGAAAAACTCTATGAAAGAATGAGATACCAGTAAGAAGTATACACATAAAGCAAACAAAGTTTCACTTGCAAAGTCGTAAAACAATAGAGATTTCTTTTTAAGTTCTTCCATGTCTTGGTCGTCTTGCAGTATATTTACGATACTCGCTAGTTATCTTTTGTTGTCTTTTGACTGCGGCAGCTTTCATTCTTTTCTTTCTTGCTGTTGGTTTCTCATAGAACTCGAGTTCTTTTATTCTTTCTTTTCTGCCATCCCTATCTAGTTTTCTTCTCAGTATGCGAATGGCTTTTTCTACTGGTATTGTTCTACATTCAATTCTCATTTAATCCTTGTGCTCGTGTGAGGCGACACAGGTCATTCGCAATGTTATGTTGATTGTCAACTGTCGCTTGAAGAAACTTATGTACCCATGCCATATCAAAAACGAAGTCAGGATCTGTAGTATTCAGTCCTTGTTCGTGGCATGCAGCGATAAGTGCAGTTGCTAACTTATCTGTTATTTCTTCTGACTTTTTCATTCTAGGGAATTCAATTATATTATCCATCCTTTCTCCTGTGAAACGCCCATCCTCTTTTTCGAAGATAGTTTACTTGTGATGTTATGCTAGTAGTTCTTCTTAATAATCTACTGGATAACTCGTTTATTGGTATTTTATTGTAGAGGTCTTTGAGTGTCTGTCGTTCCTTAGTTGTCCATTTACCTCTTTTATAAATCATACTGTTATTATAACAAATCTTCATCCATGTGTCAACAACTATTTTTAGATACCCCTAATTTTTTACTTGACTTATGGTGAGAATTTTAGTATAATATATTCATTGGAGAAAAATTATGGACATAGATATAGCATACCTAGTAATACTGGTATCATGCATTTACCTTGCATACAGGCACGGACATCAAGAAGGAATCGGAAAGACCTTAGACTACATGAAAGCGCAGGGCAAGATAGACTTCGATGACTAATCAAAAAATAATTGTTGACTTTTGGTCTTAATTTTAGTATAATATACATAAGTGTAAGAAGGGTTTCTTGCACAATGGCGTCCATACCGAAAGGGTGGGCATAGTTTTACTGAAAAGGAAATTAGGAGAAATAATATGACGATTGATATTAGTAAATTTTGGCTTGGTATGAATAATGAGTGGTTGTTGCACAACACTGATACATCATATCCAAGATATAACATTGTAGAGAATGTGGACACAGGCAACTTTCGAATAGAGGTTGCGGTGCCAGGTTGGTCTAAACAAGAACTTGAGTTAATTCATGAAGATAATGAGTTGCTCATCAAGGGGAAAAAAGAACAGAAACTAAGTGAGAGTGAAAGATTCTCTCATCAAGGTCTCAGTCTTAAATCTTTTGAGCGTAAGTTTATGTTAAACACGGACTTAAAAGTAGATGATGTCGAATTAACAGATGGACTATTGACTATCGCGCTGTCTAAAACTCCGAACTCTAATCGTAAAGTATTGGATATTAAATGAAATATATTATGAATAGTTTTAGACAAGTAGCAAAATATGAGGATGTACAAGATACGATCACAATGGTCGGATTGATTGGTATATTTGGATTGGCAATTGTAGCCAGTGCAGTTCCTTTATTTTAGTACAAGTCGAGACGAAGTCGAGAGGGCAGGCAACTGCCCACTCGCATTATACTAATATTATGATAAATTGTACAGAAGTCGCTCTCGAAAGACTTCAACAAAAAATTGAGAGAAAACAAGTTTGGGGAATAAGACTAATGTTAAAGCCAAACGGTTGTAATGGGTGGTCGTATGACTTGAGTTATTTAGAAGAACCTAATACTTCAAGTGATGCGGTGTTCTATGGAGTAATTGCTGTAGACCCCATGACATTTAGTTATGTCGATACAATAAATATAGACTGGGAAGAAGATGGATTGAACGAATTCTTCAAAATCTCTAGTCCACAAGAAACAGCACAATGTGGCTGTGGAGAAAGTTTTACACTATGAAAATATCACAAGAGGGCATAGCCCTTATCAAGAAGTTTGAAGGATGTGAGCTAGATGCTTACCAAGACGCAGTTGGAGTATGGACTATAGGATATGGTCACATCAAGGGCGTAAAGGAAGGTATGCAAATTACCAAAGCACAAGCAGAGGAAATGTTAGTAGAAGAACTATCAGAGTACGAAAATCATGTTTCAAACGCAGTAGACAATCAATTAGACCAGTGCATGTTTGACGCATTGGTATCATGGACGTACAACCTCGGTCCAACTAATCTAAACAGTTCAACAATGCTGAAAGTTCTCAACGCTGGAGAGTACGAAGAAGTACCTGCCCAGATTAAAAGATGGAACAAAGCTGGAGGCAATGTGTTGGAAGGTTTAGTGCGCAGACGTGAAGCAGAGGCATTATTATTTGAAGGAAAAGATTGGACAAATGTCTAAAAAGATTACCCTATCAGGCGAAGAAGTAGCAATAGTTATGGCACACGCTGCAGAAAGAGGTATGACTTTTGAAGAATATATACAAGAGTTTGCACAACAACTTCAAGAACAAAAGAAAAAACAGGAGAAATAATGGATATATTATTACTAATGCTGTTGATTTGGGGATACAATGAACAACCCAAAGATGCAAAAGAAGAAGAACCAGAGATAGTTCCTATTCAAGAAGTAGAAGTACCAGACAATGCAGTAGATGTAGTAACAGTTACTCAAACTGCAGCAGTGCTTACAGCAGTTGCTGAAGCTTTGACAGGTACAAGTACAACAACTGTTACTAGTACAACTACTAGTACAGAAACTAGTACTGAAACAACAAGTACTACTTCTACAGAACAGGCGATTATTGATGAATTAAACAGTATGACTGAAACAACAACAGTCGCACCAACTACAAGTACAACAACTAGTAGTTCTACTTCTACATCATCATCAACATCTACTTAAGTAAATTATTAGTGCTACTCGTATGGGTAGCATTATGTTTTCATTATTATATTTACACACAGTATGTAACTGAGTTAGAAATAACAAGGAACATCGAGTTAGCAAATTGGGAAAAGTTAAACCAATTGGAGAGCAATATTGGACAAAATAAAACAATTCTTCGCCGCCATCAAAAGGTGGTGGATATGGTTAAAGAGCAAGTTTGTACCCCTTTATAAAGTAACTGTTAGTTTTAACAGTGTTTGGGGAGACTCAGATGATCAAGAGTTTCTTGTTCGAAAGATTATAATTCAAAAAGAAAAACATTTAAAGTTTAGAACAGAAAGTGGAGAAGTAATACAATTCACTGGTGCAGAAGGACTTAACTACAAAATAGAGGAAATCTAATGGATGGAGTTATAGTAGGTTTTGGTTTTATGATAATATTAGGTATAGCTGGGACTGCCCTACTAGCATTGGCAGTAGAAGGCACAAAAGGAATAGAAAGACAACCTTATTATGGTAGAAAGACAGGAATAAAGTATACTGCAAAGAAAACAAGAGAGGAACAAATAGTATGAATCAAATGTTACTAGCTTTTTGTTTGGTTCTCGGTGGGGCAAGTTATTGGCTCTACACAGAGAATGAAACACTGAAAGCAAACAATGCAAAACTAGAAGGTGCAATAGCAACTCAAGAAGAAGCTATAGCAACTATGCAGAAAGATTTTACTTTGCAAACAGAACAGTTGCAAAGTATGACTTTAAAAAGTCAAGAAATCCAAAGGGAGTTAATGAGATATAGTAATTTCATTAAAGAATATAAATTAACAGCAAAAATACTGGAAGATCCAGTAGAAATGGAAAGGAAAATAAATAATGGAACAAAACACGCATTTGAAGATATTGAGAAACTCAGTGCTACCGTTGACGATCTTGATGATGGTCTCCAGTTGCAGTCTACTATCAACTAGACCGATAGAAGTTACAGCAAAACCTATGCAGAGACAGATTGTACAACCAATCATGCCTCGTGAGATCGACTTAACAACTCCACAATGGATAGTTGTTACCCCCAATAATTGGGAAGATCAACTTGCAAGAATAGAAGAACAAGAGGGTGAGTTAGTATTTTTAGCAATGACAGTTCCAGACTACGAAGTTATGTCTCTAAACATGAAAGAGTTGCAAAGATATATTACTGAACTAAAAGATGTAGTAGTGTATTATAGAAAAGTTACAACAGAGAGCTTGGATGTCGATAAGCAATAAAGTATTCAGTATAGTAAAAAATCAAATAAATCATGGTAATGTTAGTATAAGTTCGGATTTAATTGATGAACATAATGCTGATAGTCTTGACATGGTAGAAATAATAGTAGAGATTGAATACGTATTTGGAATAGAAATTCCAGATGAAAAGATTGAAACATTGAGAACAGTTGGAGATATAGTATCTTATTTAAATCATACACTATCTCCTTATCACCCCATTAGAGATGAAGTTACGATTACCGACTTTAGTTAATAAGTACTTAGCTTACAGAGACGCAACAAAAGGTGCTAGGTTCTTTGAGAAACACCCCCACTTACAAGAAAGATTAGAAATAATAGAAGATTGGTGTGAAGAACTAGAAGATAGAATAGTTGATTTAGAAGAAAATCAAAATCACTACTCGGAAAGAATTAAAAAATTAGAGGAAACCAAATAGAAAGTCAACGAACATTAAGTTCAAAAACTAGACGAGTATCTGCTTATCTCGTTACAAGTTATTTAGAAGAAGCAGAGTATAAACCAATATCAGTAGATTTGGATAAGATTAAGTGCGCTAACGGACAGAAGGATGAAGAATTTCTTGCTGATGCTGTAGCACTAGTAGGACTAAAAGATCCCCTTTTATTGCTAAATTCTAACGACAAGGATTTAGCAATGGACGGCGATCAGCCCTACATTGAAGAACCTTTCTTATGTTATAAGGGGAGTGAATTCCTTTTAGCGGCAAAAGAGTTAGGTTATAATGCTATCGACTGTATTATCGCAGATGATTTAGTATGGGCGAAAGCAATAGAATACGCCTTGAAACAAGGCTGAGCCTCGTAAGAGGATTAGGAGAGAAGAATGTTAGGATTCTTACAGTGGGTTATTGGATGGATTCAAGTTATACCATGGTTAGTCATGAGTGCTTCAATCATAGCTGCGTGTACAGATACGCCAAAAGATGATAAGTTAGTCGGGAAAATGTATAAAGTTCTTGACTGGTTTGCAATCAATGTTGGTAAAGCTAAGCAGGAAGCAAAGGATAGCTAATGGCAGACGAAAGATTCGCAGGTGATATGAGTAGAAATGAGGTCGAAATTGATCTTAATAAATTCATGGAACTTGTACAAGAAAACTCAAACCTCAAAGCAAAGATCGTAGAGATGGAAGCCAACAGAGAGCCAGATAACCCTTGGCAGCGTTGGATATTTTTATCAAACATGATTGACGCTTGGAGAATTTTCCCTCGTGCATTCCTTAGTGTTTACATTTTCTTGTTATACTACTGTACAATGTGGTTTATGGGACTAGAAGATCCTACCATGGAGCAATCTGGTCTCATTAGTATCGTTGTAGGTGCAGGTGCCGCTTGGTTTGGTTTGTATGCTGGAACAGCAAAGGACAAAATTAACGGATCTGGAAAATAGTTCTTGACTTCATCTCATAATTTTAGTATAATATAAGTTATGAAAAAGTTCAAAGACATCAAAAAAATCAAGTCCGCAAAGAAAGATAAGGTATGTCCTTATTGTAAAACTACAGAAAATGTAGATGGTCTTTGTGGCATTTACAAGTGTTGGAAGTAAGATATGAATTTATTTTACTTAGACGAGGATCTCGACAAGGCAGCACAGTATCATGTTGACAAGCATATTGTTAAGATGCCACTGGAAGCTGCCCAGATTCTTTGTACAACAATTTACATTGACAAGTTTCTAGGGTATGTTCCTCGTGCGTTGAATGCAGACGAACGAGAAGTTCTAAACAAAGTTAAAGCTGAAATTAAGCATTTACCATTAGAGGAGCGACCCTTCCCCTACCTTCCAATGATGTACAATCATCCCTGCACAATCTGGGCAAGGGAGTCATTGGACAATCATGAGTGGGTTCATTGTTATGCAAATGCATTGAATGATGAATACTACTATCGCTATGGAAAACTGCACAAATCAGTAGAACAAGTAGTAAACAAACTACCAGAGCCAGTACATCTTGAAAGAGTAGGATTTACTAAGTTCGGATTGGCTATGCCAGAAGATCTTAGAGATTACGATAATCCGATACAAAGTTATCGTGATTATTACCATTTAGACAAGGCAACCTTCGCAGCTTGGTCTCACCGAGACAAACCACATTGGTGGAACGAAGATTATGCCGATTATGAAAAAAGGATAACTCGTGTATAACCCAAAGCAAGTACCACAGTATAAATTCAATGAGGACTTAATTATGTCCCGACTAGAACAGTATGTGAACAATACATATAATCAACACTACGCCCAAGAAGGAAAACAAACAACAGAGATTGTATTTGAAAATGGGCATGGTGAAGGTTTTTGCATTGGTAATATTATAAAGTACGCACAGCGTTTTGGAAAGAAAGACGGCAAGAATGAAAAAGACTTATATAAAGTTATTCATTATGCAATTATTCTTTTAGGAAAGATGCACGAAGACGATCTGAAAAATTTAAACGACTATCATTTGGAGTTAAAAGATGGCAGTTAGAAAGAAAAGAGAGGAGAAACTCTCTGAAGCAAACATTAATAAAGTAATAGAACTGCTTGCTGCAGAGAAGCCTATTACTAAAAAAGAGGCGTGTGAGATATTGCATATTGCATACAATACAACTCGCCTTAGTAAAATTATCGCAGACCATAATGAAACACTCGAACACCGAGCTAGAAGAAAAGCACAAAATAAAGGTAAGGGTGTAACAGAGCAAGAAAAAAGAACAATAGTTAAGTACTATTTAGAAGGATCTAATGTATCTGACATTGCAAAAGCATTGTACAGATCTCCTGCTTTTATTAAAGCAGTAATAGAACGAATGGGAGTACCACAAAAACTTCCAGACACCGACTATCAAGGTATCCGAGAATCCATGATACCAGAATCTTGCGTAGCAGAAGAATTCGAACCAAACGAGAGAGTATGGTCGTCTCAAGGCAACTGTATTGCAGTTGTAAAACGAGAAGTAACAAAGTCCCATGACTTTGAAAAACATGGTAGCAAGTGCTATCTATTATGGGAAATAGAAATGGCAGAGTGTGAATCGCCATACTTCGGGTTAGTAAGAGATGCAGGGCATT